AATACTCAAAAAACATTTACAATCAACACTAGTGGTGTTACTGGAACGCTTTACTATTTTATTACTAGCAATTCAGCTGGAGATTCTACAACTGGAATTACTGACAGTGACTTTCAAAACAATATTATATCCGGTTCATTTACCGCTGGAAATAATGTAACTATCACATTATCAAATACTGCCAGTGTTAATAGACCATATTACCTTGCCATTAAAACAGATAATAGTCTTTCAGCAACTACTAGAGCTATTTCAAGTCAAATAACACCTGCATCTGCAACATTTGATAGTCTAACAGTAGATACACAACAACCATATGTTGGTGGAAATGTTGTGTTTACCCTTGCAACAACCGGTGTTCCTAATGGAACAACACTAGATTATTTTATTACTAGCAATTCTTCTGGAACACAGCAGTCTGGAGGGTCATTTGTAGAGGCATCTGATTTTAGTCCAGCATCCTTGACTGGTACTTTTAATACAACTAATAATTCAACAACAATAACATTGACACATTCTTCGACTGGAACTGCAAATGAGCAATATTATCTTGCAGTAAAGAGTGATGGTGCTTCACTATCTGATACTGCATTAGCAGTATCTCCATTAATTACACTGCAAGCGGCTCCAGATATTGCTGTTGTAACTACAGGAACATCATCTAATCAAAATACAATTACCTTGAATGGATTACAATCTGGTGATTTTGTAATGGGTATTTGTGCTGCAGACTATGGTAGTGTTTACACTCCCTCAGCAACAAATGCAGGATCTATTACAGAAATTCGTAGGGACACAGGTGCTTCACCGAGGCATATGATATTTTACTACTTTGCAACTAGCACTACATCTGTTATAACTCCACCATTACAATATGGAAACAATGGAGCAATTGTTTTTAGAAATGTAGATACATCTCAACCCCTTGATGTTGCTTACAACAATTCATCTCATGGAAGAGGATCATCTGGAAGTAATGCAACAGTGAAATCTATAACAACCGTAACAGATAATGCCATGGTTCTCGCTGCATTGGCTCTTGATGATGAAGAGTATGAATATGATATTAGTGCTCCACCATCTGGATATACAAAGGGGGTTCATGCTTTTGGGAATGTAGCAGGCAGTGGCGCGTCGGCAATGATAGCATATAAAATACGTACAAGTGCTGGCACAGAAAGTCCTGGTAATTTTACTAATACAAGTGATGCTTATGATACTTTCGTTTTTGCTTTAAGGAGGGCATAAACTATGGCTAACTGGTATGCTAAATCATTCCGAAAAGGAACTAATGCATTTGCTAAGTATTATAATGGAAATCAATGGGTGAAAAAACCAATCAAGTTTTATGATGGAAGTAATTGGACTACCAGAAATGGTTCTCCAACAGATATTAGAGCACAGGTAATTACTGATTCTACAGCACAAACAGCATTGGGCGCAACAAAATTTTGGAATGGTTCAGCATGGCAAGTTGTTGATGCACTAGCACAAGAAAGTTATTCTATAGTAGCAAGAGGAACAACAGACTCTACTACAATTACTGTCACAGTTGGATCAAAGACTGGTGGTGGATATGCTTTTTACTTTAATGGATATGAAAGAAGAAGTATAACTGTAAAACAAGGATCTACTATTACTTTTAATACAACTAATTCAACTAATAATAGCCATCCGTTTAAGTTATCTACGACTCCTGACGGCACTCATGGTAGCGGAAGTTCATATAATACTGGAGTTGTATATAAAATAAATGGACAAGATGTCACTGAATCTAATTATGTTTCAAATTATAGTAATAATGGAGGAGGTTCTGGTCTAAGAGGAATTGTTTGGACTGTTCCGAATACTAGCACAACTCTTTATTACTATTGTACCGTGCACAGTGGCATGGGAAGTGGTGCTACCATAACAACATCAACCACTGGTGAAATTACTAGTGTTGATGAGGGTGATAGTGTATATTTTCATGTTACAGGAAGAGAAGCAAGTGAAACATTATATTATGAAATAACTAATTACTTACCGACATCAAACGTAAAGTCTGTAAATTTTACGAATGATTTTTCTGCTCCATCTTCTTCGTCAGGAACAATAACAACTGGGTCGGATAAAGTTGGTATATTGCAAGTTACCCCATCTGCAGATGCAGACACGGAAGGCACTGACCAAAATTTTCAATTAGAAATTTATAGTGACTTTAATGGATCAAAAGGTGATTTAGAAAGTTTTAGTGATGTAATTACAATTAATGATACTTCAACTGCAGCAAATCCAACAACATCGGGTAGTTTTGCCAATACTTACTTAGGTCAAGTTGATACAACATCATTCAGTAACAACACTGGTACACTAAGTTTTAATTATACAATCCCTTCAAATACATCACCAGGTCATTATTATTTTGTTATATGGGGTGGATGGAGTAATGCTTCTTACTTAACAGCGACTCCTAATAATTCGTATGGGTATATGAGGACAAGATTTACTTTAAGTTTGCAAATTAATAAAGATACTGCTTCATCAATAGCAGTTCCAACAATTTATGATAGCACAGAACTTGGATTTACTCAAGTTACAACCACTGATAACTACTTTACAATTAATCAAGTTCAAGTTACTAACAATACCTCAGGAGTTTCTTTTGATACTGGAAAAGTCGTTCCCGATTCTACGTCAGGTTCGGCCCAAATTGATGATAATTATGCTTTAGATACAGTAATACATGCATCTCCAGGAGATAGTCTATCATTTGATGTTAGGATGACTCAAGAATTTTTTGGTAATGGATCTATAAGGTTCAACCACAATGCATTTTAATATAAATAATAAGAGACTTTCATTTTCATGAAAAAGTGTCCATCTGGGCAATATTATTGTTACACCGATAAGAAGTGTAAACCAATCCCAAAAGGATTTAAGGTTGTAGGACCTGCTGGAATGCTTCGCAAAGAAAATGGACACACTGTTGATGAACCAAAAAATGGTAACGGAAATGGTAATGGTAATGGTAATGGTGGAAATGGTAATGGTGGCACTGTAAGTGAAGAAGGTCTCCGCGATTGGTTTGGCAAGTCCAAATCAAAAGGTGGAAAACCGGGTTGGGTGCAAGTAGTTTCTGGAAAACCATGCGCTCGTCAACCAGGACAAAAGACTACACCCAAATGCGTGTCCTCTGCAAAGAGGGCAAGTATGAGTAAATCGGAAAGACTCTCCGCTCAAAGAAGAAAAAGAGCTGCTGATCCAGGTCAACCACAAAAGACAGGAGCAGCAAAACCTACATATGTCTCAACTGACAAACCAAAGAAAAGAATGAAAGAATCAACCGAGTTTGTAACTTTACCTCTGAATATTGAAATTCCAGATAATATTAGAGATTTTAACTTGGGACTAATGTTCCGTGAGAGTTTAGATATAAACAGTGGTATGCTTTTTGTCTTTGAAAAAGTTGAGCAACAATCTTTCTATATGAAAGAAACGAAAATTCCTCTCGATATTGCTTTCATTAGAGAGGATGGAACAATCGAAAGCATTAAAGAATTAGAACCATATGACGAGAACCCAGTTTCCTCAGATGGAGAGGTGCTGTGCGCGTTAGAAGTAAATCGTGGATGGTTCGCAGAAAATAATGTAGAAGTAGGTGACGTGATTGATATTGAGGAAGGCAAGAAGGATGCTTGCTACCACAAAGTTAAGTCACGCTACTCTGTTTGGCCAAGTGCATATGCGTCAGGAGCACTGGTCAAATGTCGTAAAGTTGGTGCTGCCAACTGGGGGAATAAAACCAAAAAAGAAGAATTTGAACTTGATGAAAAGTGTTGGAAAGGTTATGAGAAAAAAGGCATGAAAACAATGTTTGGAAAGAGATATCCAAACTGTGTCAAAAAAGAAGATGTTGAGATTACAGATGCATATGGAGAGACATATGCCATAGTTCAAGACATTGTAAAACCAGAACCAATTAAAACATCAAATAAATCCATTGATTATGATACTTATGATATGTCTCACATTATCGAAAAACCAGTGTCTGAAGCAGTAAGACTACCTGCAAAAACTGGTAATATAATTGATACTTACTTCAATTATAGAGGTAAGTATTACATGCTTAAGATGTTCTTCCCTCAAACATCTATACCTACGAAATCTGATGTACAAGTTCAGATTACTAAGGTTTATCCCGGCGCGAAACTATTAAATTTTAAGGTTTCGGAGTATGAACCAGGACAACCACTCCTCTACACAGAAGGAGCAGCATGGACAAAAAAGTCGGGTAAGTCTCCCTCAGGGGGACTTAACGAAAAAGGAAGGAAGTCTTACGAAAGAGAAAATCCAGGATCTGACCTTAAGGCACCAAGCAAGAAGGTTGGAAACCCCCGTCGCGCATCGTTCTGCGCTAGAATGAAGGGTATGAAAAAGAAGCTGACTTCCTCCAAAACTGCAAACGATCCAGATAGCAGAATCAATAAGTCTCTTAGAAAGTGGAATTGCTGAGTAACCTATGTCTGATAATGTATACCTTGGTAATCCGAATCTAAAAAAAGCAAATACTGCCATTGAGTTTACTCAAGAACAAATTCTTGAGTTTATGAAATGCAAAGAAGATCCTGTTTATTTTGCCAACAAATATGTTAAGATTATTTCTCTTGATGAGGGTCTAACTCAATTTCATCCATATCATTTCCAAGAGAAGTTGATTAACAACTTCCACAATAATAGATTTAATATCTGTAAGATGCCACGTCAGACTGGTAAATCCACTACAGTCGTATCTTACCTTTTGCATTATGCTGTCTTTAATGACAGTGTTAATATTGGTATTCTTGCAAACAAAGCAGCAACCGCCAGAGAACTTCTTGGAAGGTTACAGACTGCATACGAAAACCTACCCAAGTGGATGCAGCAGGGTATCATAGCATGGAACAAAGGATCTTTGGAGTTA